CAAAATATTGGTATTCGTCTTCCAAGACTGACATTCCCGTTTGGAGTATCCAAGATGGATAAAGATGGCCCTGCGAGTTATTCTCTATCAGGTCCTCTTCGTGGTTGCGATCCTTATGGTAAGGACCGTTCAAACGATTCTGAGGATATGGGACGCTTCTACAACTTTCTCCTAGATCTTCAGGAGAAGATTGTTCAGGTAGCGGTTGAGAACAGCGTTAAGTGGTTTGGTAAGAAGCGTTCTGAGGATCTAATCCGTGAGAGTATGAAGCCTGTAATGCGTCTGCATATGACTGATATGAATGGTGAGAAGGTGCCAAGTGGTAAATATCCTCCAAATGTCACTCTGAAGATTCCAGTGTATACGAATATGGGTGATACAACTCCTCGTGTTATGATTGACATTGTGGATTCTCGTGGAAACCCTATTTATGTAACACCTTCATCTCTCGAGAATGTGTTTACAAAGGGTGTTGATGCGAATATCGCTGTGTCAGCTTCCATCTATGTTATGGCTGGTGGAGGATTTGGTGTAACTTGGAGAGTGTCGCATGCTCAGGTATTCCAGCAAGCACGTATGACTGCTGCGTCCGTTTTCAGCGATACGATTGAGCATGATGACGAAGAGTATATTACGCCCGAGTCACAGGCAGTAGAGGCTCCAGTTTCTGCTCCTCCTCTGGAAATCGAGATTCCGGATATGACGGATGATGCGGTTGTAACACCTCCACCTGCTCCTCGCAAGCGACGGGCTGTTCCTTCATCGTAATAAAATCCTTCGGGGCATTATAAAGTATAAAAGAATCATCTAAAAACAAAATAGAATAAGAAGAAGGTAATACCTTTTTCACTGTAGGACAATTGTCTTCCAATGAAAGAGTCTTCTTTCCACATTTTTCGCATTCATAATATTCGTATGGTTTTCCAAGTGTTGATGGAAAAACAAGATGATAAGGACTACCTAATGAACGTTGAATTACGGTTTTAAAATCATCTTCCAAACAATCCTGATATGCTTCGTTGGAAAACATAGACCAAAGAGTTTTATCTTGCGATTTCCATTCTGGATTTTGAAGTAGAGTTGCGTAAGGATTATCATAATACCAAAGGACTGAAAATATAGAAAAATTGGCAGACTCATATTCAACTAATCCGACACGCTTAGAATTATCATCGTAAAGCCAATGAACATCTAAATCTTCTACAATATATCGAGGGTCGTATCGTCCCCGATATACTTGACGTTTTTCATAGGTATACATTTCAGCATCCATATCATCATCGTGATCAAGAACATCTGGATCTGTGTCTGTATATATCAATCCCTTTCTTAAGCGAGAGAGCATTTGTTAATCATAATTAAATTCAAAATCGGGAATTTGTCGCATTTAATCAAATTTGACTGTAACACTAATATTATGTTGCTTCAATGATTTTGTGGCAGAAGCAGATAGTTCATGCCTCTTCTTTAAAGATTGTTCATCTTTAGGTTCATGTAATCTTACTTCCATATCTGTCTGAATATCGAGGTGATGTTTTTCAATATAGTCTAATACTTCATCTTGAATAGCCCATTCGAAGAAATTCAGCTGACCTACAGTTGTATCACATTCGTGAAACTTGATACGCTTCCAACGACAAAACGGATCAAACATTTTCTTACTATATGCTTTCAAGTGAGACTTATAGGCAAGATATACAATTACATGTTTATTTGTTTTAGTCATAAACGAAATATTATACTTCTTTGCGTAATTCGTTACAAACCAGTCGATCAAACGCAAAGAGAGTGTTGATTTTCCACTGATTATATGCTTAACTCTATTAAGTGTGTCTTTATTTTCATAAAATCGTTCCAATCGGAATAAAACCCATTGCTCTTGTGATTGAATTGTGTGTTCCATATAGTTTTCATAATACGAGTGTGTTAAAACGAATGGAAGATAAAGTAAAAGATTTGTTGGATAAATACGGTCATGATGATCAACGGACAAGTGCTTGGCATGCGAAACGTGGTGAAATGTTGACTGCTTCGGAAATATATAAAACAATTAAGGATGCGACACCTCTTCAACGGCGTGAAATTATATTATCCAAATTATTACCTCGTCAAGAAACATTTGGTGCTGGAAGTCGTGCTCTTCTATGGGGAACAAGATTTGAGCCCATCGCAAAAGATATTTATTGCGATTTAACGGATGTTGATATTGTAGACACATCTTGCGTTCCGCATCCATTATACTCATTTCTTGGCGCATCTCCAGATGGGATTATTCTGAGTCCAGGTGAACGTTATGGAAATCTTGTAGAGTTTAAGTGCCCAATTTCACGCGTATTTGATGATACAACACCAGTTCCTCCTACATATTTCCACCAAATGCAACTTCAAATGGAATGTACGCAACTTACAAAGTGCGAATATATTGAGTTTCAGTTCAAAGATGTTAATTATAGTGAATGGATTGAATCAACAGCAAACTTCAAATCTGCGTTTGCAGTATCTGAAACAGGCGAAGTTCGATATAGAGATTATGTGGATAAAAATCCTATTTCAAATTGGCGAGAATTATATTTAACTGATGGTAAATATTGGAAAATTACTTACTGGATTCTAGTAAAGCATAGATCTCTGAATGTTTCACATGATCCGGAATGGGTGGAAACGAATCTACCTTATTTTCAAGCAACATGGGAAGAGATACAACAGCATCGGCAGGCTGGGACTCTTCCATCTGATCCGCGAGATAAGATGAAGCTGGCGCTTTAAGGCGATAATCAGCAGGATAATATCTATTCAACCATTCTAAATCAGTTCGATCATCATTTTTTGAATAATATCCACCACTTCCATCATGTACTTTCATAAGTGTCTGAAAATACTCTTCATACATTCGTGAAACACGGTCGAGTGAAAAATTATTAACTGCCCATTCTCGACACGCTCTTCGAGAAATCTTATTAATATTCTTTGCTGCCCATACAAATTGTTCAATAGTTCTACATCTATATCCAGTAACACCATGTACATTATTTTCCGCAAATCCTCCCCAATCAGATGTTATATTTGGAGTACCGCAAAACAATGCCTCGATTGTTACACCTCCAAAAGGCTCGTTATAGTGTGTAGGTGTGAATAATGCAATTGCGTGCTTCATTAGATTAGAACGCTGTTTGGGTTCTACATATCCAATTTGAATAACATGAGGAGGAATTGGATTACGAATTGTCGAAACATCACCCTGACCAGCTACAATTAGAGGAATACCTAAACGTTCAGTAACATCAATAGCAATTCCAAGACCTTTTGCTTCAATAATTCTTCCTACAAATAAGAAATACTTAGCAGGTGTTTCATTAAATTCGAAATCTTCAGGATCAAAGTAATTTGGAATGACTGCATCATACCAATGTGGCATTTTATCATATTTTCCATATACATAGTTCATAACGGCATATGATTCATAAATTGCTTGAGGAGTACATGGTCTATTAGAGCATCCAATACCAGGTTCAATTGGAATCAAATCAGGATGTGCGTGCATAATAGGTTCATGTGAATATCCCCAGAATAGAAGAAGAAAATCCTTCGCCTGCTTACGTTTCCCTATTTCCACAATTGCTCGCTGATTAAATATTTGATGGGCATGATCCTGTGTATTATGCTTGAAGAACTCCTTACGCCAGTCATACGAACCATATGCTTTCTGTAGATCTTCGTCAAATGTAACTGGAATATGTTCTGTACATTCTACGGTTGAGTCCTTATGACCATAATGGTATACAGTGTGCCCTCTAGCAGTCATCATTTTACAGAATTTTAAAACTTTTTGAGTGAATGCGCATGCTGAATATTCTTTTGTAGTAACTGTATGTGGTAAAGAAAGGACATGAAATCTCATTTGTGTATGATTTGCTAATAATGTCTAAACTGCGTAAGATGCCCATTGATTAACCTGATAAGGCGTCTCACTTCCTTGAATTGGACCAGCATTGTAAGACGGCATAGGAAAATGGTTTGTTTTTTGTTCATA